TTGAGGCCATTAGGTTGTAATTTCCGCAAGTTCGATGGTGTAGGAAAGGCCATCTGTGCTTTGCGAAAATCCTCCGATCATACGCTCCACCCCGCTAACTGTGCAAAGAGAGCCGATAACTGGAGCAGAGATTCCAGAAGCCAATACGACTAGGCTTTGAGTCACTCGGAACACTTCACCACCTATCTCAAGCTCGCTTGCAGTTGTTAGGTCTGTGACAGAAGCAGAAACAGAGGACGAACCCAAGCCGGTAACGGATTGGTATAGGTCTTGAATCATATAGGACAAGTCCGTTGCAAAGTAGGAGGTGCTGATTGTTCCAGCCATAAAATCACCTCCTATGTCAATCCATATTAGTCATACCCTCAAAGCTGAAAATGTTGTCGGTCTCCCACTCATTTTTCTGCGGGAAGAAGCCAGTTTGTTTGTCTCTCCTAGTTGCCGAGGCAAGGATAATTGGGGTGCTATTGATTGCCCAAAAGTCCGTAGCCCCTCGAATTGCCTTTGCCATTTGCTCAACCGATGGGGCGGTGTAGGTGTTTAATCCTTGAATCTTAATGTCGGCTAAGCATAGGACGAAGAAGTTGTCTTTACCCATAGTTTGCCTAGCTCTCACGATTAGTTCTAGTGGATTGCGATAATAGCCTTGAGATAGCCCAAATGGGGCGACTAGGTTGTAAGACTCTGGAAGTCCCTCGGCTGGTTTGTCGTCTAGCTTGTCGAGGATGATGTTGGTCTTGTCTGCGCCCTTAATCTCTGGATGGCTATACACAAAGTCAGTCCAGCTTCTTTTGCTTTTCCGATAAGCCTCATACTTGTTCGGCCATACTTCAAGATCAATAATATCCCCCTTGCTTCCGGCCTTCACATAACTAACTAAATCAAAGACCGAATGATATTGAGGCAAGCAATCAAAGAAAACTTCGTGGCCCTGATCGGCTAGATGTTTGGCGGCTGGCAGGCAACGAAGCACATCCCCCAACCTCTGCGAATACTTAATAGTTTTAACACTCATCGGCAACGCTCTTATCTGTTATAAATGGTAAATAATCTTTCAACCTAACTGGGCTAGTGGTTTGTTGTAGCCTTTCCCATCCCTCAACTAGCCCCTTATACCCATAGAAATCTTCCTTGAATTGGGCTTGCTCCTTTATGGCGTAGGCAAAGTGGTCAAAGGTTAACCCCCAAGTTTCTGTCACTCCCCTTGGAATCATCATCGACTGGACATTAAGTTTAGGCGGCTCGTGGCTGATAAAGTGAACATCCTTGCCCCACTTCCAAGCCCTCAACCATTCGTACCAATGCGAAGCAAATCCTTCCCTAGTCACAACTTTTTTATTCTGACCGACATAATAATTGCAATGGAACTGCATAGCTCGCCCCTCCTCGCATCCCTTGAGATGCCCGAAGATTGCTTCTAGTTGGTCGGCTCTCCATATCTCGTCAGAATCAATCTGCATCACAACGCCCCCCTCCACCCCCTTCAATGCTTCGCCAATCATCGCCAGTTTGCCGGGGAAAGGCTTTGCTTGCCAATAGACTGAAACATTCTCGCCCCTAATGCTCTCAAGATATTCGTGCGTTCCATCCACGCTCACGAAGTTCTTATGGTACTTCTCTGGAACTTGCTTGCACCAGCGGGTGCATCCAAGAGGCTCGGCCACTCCCTCGACAATCCTCCACTCCCACGGAATCTTTAACTTCTGAAACTCTGCTAGATGCCTTTGAATGTAGGGCATCCCATTGAGGACGATGGTAAAGATGGTTAGCATTTCAAGCGACCATAAATAACGCTAATCTCTGGACAGAAAGAAACCGAGTCGTGCCGGTAGCAATCAAACCCAATCGAATCAAACCAATCCATAAACTCCTTTAACCAAGTGTCTAAATAGTGTAGCTCGATGGCAATTTCTTTTAGATTGTGAACATTCCCAATTTGCAGAAGTTGAGTCTCGTCTCCTTCGATGTCGCACTTAATGTGGGTGATAGAGTTCTCTGTTATCCAAACATCTATTTGGAATGCGGAATCTGCCTTTTCGCACAAGAACTTTCCTTGCGGGTATTGTTGAGAAAGGGTTTGAATGTCTCCTTGGTTTATGTCCACCCCCATATAAAACTCTGGCTTTTGTGATAGAAAATACTTGGTTGTTCCGTTGGCCTCTTGCCTTTCTGTTTCTGTCCAGAACGCACACCCCAAGTCAAGCACCCTGCCGCCAGCCACATCGAGATGTTGCCAATGAATTTCGGGTGATTCTGATGTGACGATTCCCTTGGTCATAGTTCAAATATAGCCGCACCATTACGCACCGACCAATCCTCCCAAAGCAGTTTAGCAAATCCCTTGAGCTTGTTATAGTTCGCCAAGTTTTTGATGTCGTTCACATCGTCCAATGCGATAATTGCCTTCTCCGCTAGGAAGGGACGGACGCAACGCAGTTCGGCCTCACCAGAGAAAGGAGAGCCGTCAATTAGCACAAAGTTAAAATCTACATTATGCTCAAAGTGAATGTCCTCGATGGCGTTGGTCGAATAAGGAAAGGCAGTCTCTAGGCAGACATTGTGCCAGCCTAAAACTGTTTCGAGCGGGTATTGGTTGAGATTTGTTTTGATAGTCCTATAAAATTCCTCGATATCATTCTTGTTCATCCAGAGCCTTGATAGGGTTGCCGTGCCGTTGATGGCAACACCTCCCCTTGCAGATAGGTTCATTGAATGGCGGCCTATACGATCTGGGTGATTCTCAATGCTGAACAGCCTTTTTGTCCTAATACATTGAGTTGAGCCATCCCCAGTTCCCCCCCCAATCTCTAACCCGATCTCAAGCCCCTTGCTATATTTTGCAAGAGCTTGGCCAAAGGAGTCGTAGATGCTTATTTCTTGCACTTTGCGTATCCAGTAAGAGCCTTTACAATCACATATTGAATGACTGCTTCCTTGTCGTGCTTTAACGCAATCATCCCGCACTCATACAAATCTTTCTCTGCTTTTTTGTCATAGGTAATATCAACTTTTACATACTTGGTTGGGTCAGGGCGAGATTTGCCGAATTTAATTATACCAAGCCCCTTGGTATCTTCCCCCTTCTTTGATTTCCTACACCCAATTATTTGCTTTGCGTTTTTCATAGATCGCTTTTCCTTTCTCGTAGAACTCTGGCTTGTTGTGGTTCTTTAGTTGCTCGTCTGGGTTGCCGCCTGCGAACATTGGGTTCTCGTGTCTAAAGATTAAGTCCCTTGCCTCAATCACCACATCATCGGTATAGGCTCTGTCGGTAAACTCGTTATCGGAATAAATGCCGTCCGATTCTTGGTAGGATGGGTGAAACATATTACCTCCCTGCTTGCGTAGCCTTTTTTGCGTTAGGATGGCCATACAAAGCAGTTTGTCGGTTCGTAGGCCATCTGATACTGCCAATACTTTCTCCCCCGCTGTATCCCCCATAGCGGTCGAAATTAGGGCATCCCAATGGCGGGGTGGTGTCCAGTCATCGCTCATTTGAATGATGATATCCCCTTTGGCTAACTTTGCCCCTGCGTTCCAAGCGTTGACGATGCCTCCGGGATTCACTCGGATTGCTTGGTGGGGGGTGTAGTCAACGGCCTCATCGTGATCTACCATAAACAACCATTCAACCTCTAGTGGCTTTTGGGCTAGGGAAAGCCATTGCCAGCGTCTTTGCCAAGCAATTTGTGGTCTCCCCTTTGTGGCGTGGATAATGCTGATCTTGGGGGCGGGTCGCATCTTCTTAATCTTTTCAGCTTCGCCAGCCTCTCCTACACACACCGAAGCCGTCTCGTATAAGTCCATCGCTTGCCAGTTGTAGATTGCTTCGACAAGATTCCAGTAGTGAGACTTCGGCCTATGCAAGGTCATACAAGCCCTAATAGAGCCATAAGCCTTAATCCAGTTGCCCTTGCCAGACCAATGATTTGCTATATAAAAATAAGCCTCTCTGCGGTCTGGTTGCAACGCTACTGCTTGCCCAAGGTAAGTAAGCCTTTCGTTTTCTGGCACAATCCTGCCTAAGTTGCAAAGCACATCGTATCGAAGTGTATCCTCTAGCTCTGCAAACATAAGAGCCTTCTTGCTAGATTCAATACATTTATCGTGCTGATTCGACAAAAAGTATTCTTGCGCTTGGTAGTAAAGGGAGTTGGGGGCGGGAAGAAGTGTGTCGGCCAAGATGTTAAAGTTCCTCTCTGCACTTCTTGGCTTGTATCCGTGGGGTTTGTGGATACGAAAAATCTTATCCACCCCAATCGTCTTGTTTGGCTCTTTAGTAACAAGCATTTCGTGAACTCGGTTCTTCCAATAACAAGTTCCCCTCTTGGAAATTTCCTCTCGGAGGGGAATGAGACCGGCGTTATCCACATTATACTTTAACGCCACGAGGTGAGCATCCTTTTCAACGGCAAGGTCAATAGCCTCCTCGACAACCTTTGCTCCATCCTCGGCCATTACATCGTCACAATCCACCCACAAACACCATTCGCTTGAACAAGCCTCAAGAGCCGTGTTCCTAGCCGTTGCAAAATCGTCTATGTGATTCCAGTCAGTTCTTTGATTCTTATAATGAACGATTTTCGCCCCAAGCCCACTTGCAATTTCTTCCGTTTTATCGGGCGTAGCTGACCCCCTAGAAATGCAAACAATAAGTTCCGCTGAAATGGGCTTAAAGCTTTCCAAGCATCTGCCGATATACTCTTCTTCATTTCCAGCGATGAGATAGACTGAAATAGGATATTTCATTTAGATAGGATTTCTAACTGCAATAAGGATGTCAATTAAATGAGTTTAGTTGTTCAATAAATTGCATATTTTATGTTTAGATATGTATTTACTTGCCCACGCTCTGTTCCATTGAGAACTCGATTGTATGTTATAATTTCAGTTATTTTGCCAGAGAAAAATTCTGTATATCCGCCTTCGGCTTGATCGTAAAAACACCCTATGGTAAAACAATTTCCAGTATTATATGTGTCTAAAGTGAGCACGTCTGAATTATAATTATCCCCATTCCAATAAAGGCTTGCATTCGTGCCATCATAATCCGCTGATGCAATTTTCCACACATCATTTTCATAAGCTGGTCCAGCTAAGTCTGCTGAATATCCGGCTAGGTATGGACTAGAATCCAAAAAATCATTTCTTGCTTGTATAAAAAAGATTTTACCAGCAGCAGGCGTAGCAAGGTTACTTTGCCCAGCGATTGAATTTGAAACTGGCTCAGTATTGTCTGTGTAATAGACCACAAAAAATGTTCTTGAATTAGACCCGCTAAATACTGCTGGGGCAGTCATTATATTTGTACCAGCAAATGAAATGGCTGGCTTACCATTCTTTGCGTTACTTTCAAATGTTGGAGGGACAATAGATGTCGCATTTTTTCCGTTTCCACTCTGATCTGCCCAAGCGGTTACATTAGAACCCAAAAGAGTCACGCCAGCATCAGCCTTGAGCCAGAGAGATAGGCCAGATAGATCGGCTGGGGAGAATGGTGTTTCACCACCAGAACTAGCCGCAACTGCCGTTCTGCTACCGCATACGGAGTTTCCGTAGCCGTAACGAGCCATATTAGTCTCCGATTGCTAGGACTACACCAGAATGGATTCTGAAATTAGAAACATCCCCAGCAATATAAGCACCGGCAGGAATGGTCGTTGCACTAGCCAAAGTTGTATTTGCAATCGCACTCATTCCAGTAACAGTAGAAGTGATTGAGTAGAACTTGGTTTCTGTGATAGCGACTAGGCCAGCAAATGTTCCAGTAACCGAGCTTGCGGTTGTGGTTACATACTGCGTGCCGGGTCTAGCGGCGTGAGAAATTTGATCGTAATAAGGTTCAGAATTAGACAGGTCTGCCATAGTTTATTGTCCTTGTGTCAAAGAAAAGGGGGGAGAGCTTTCGCCCTCCCCCCATTTCAGAGGAATCAACCAACCAATCTTTAGCTGTAGGTCGTGGTGATACGAACAGCGGCGTTCGCATCAATTATCTTCTCCGAGGTGTTCATACGAACACGGAGAACATTCGAGCGACGAGCTTCGTCACGATAGCTCTCGGAGACGAAACCACCGGGAGCGTCATCAGACCAGACCAAGGTGCGTCCTAATCCACCAGCGGTGAACTGACCGCTAGCAACATTAGCAACAACGATTTTGGTGTCGGGAACAATGAACGAGCCAGAGTAGCTCTTGTTCTTGTTCGCTGTGTTGTAAGCCGCACGACCGATGTAGACATTGTCCACACCGAAGGCGAGGGCGATCTGTTTCTCATCGAGGAGACGGCCACCAGTATTAGAAACAACTCCGTAGAATTGATTCTGCAAGAGGGTTGTCCGGCGAACTCTCTCATACACATTCGCAGACATAATCACCGCATTGGCCTCGTAACCCAGCTTGTTGAGAGCCAATTTGCCAGCCGCAACATCCGCAGGGGCGTTGATGGTCGCAAGGTTAGCTTCGGTGTAGTTAGCCGTGGGGCTTAAGTCAGCCGTAGTGAAGGGGGTCGTTGTCGCCCAGAGCAAGTCAGCCACCCTCTTTTCGTGAGAGAGCTTAACTTGGCGGAGCAAGAACTTTGCAGTTTCAGCTTCAAGCGAGAAGAAGCGATTCGCATCCGAACGGAAAGAATCGTCCAACAATTCTTCCAAACCGGTTTCAATACAATCGTAGGTATCGGAAGTGAATTTCCGAACCGCACGAGCGTATTCAGCACCAGCGTTCCGCTTGGCCGCATCAGCGTTCAAGAGGTCAGCATCGGCTGTCTGCACTTTGAGGTAAACACCACTCTTTGCCGATACTGGCAGGAGAGGCATAATGTCCGCACCGATCAACCCGATTTGTGCGGGTGCTTCGATGAGGGCTTGGTTAATGTCTGCACGAATTGTCGTGCCACCAGAGATAAAGCTCATTTTATATTAGTCTTTCTTTTGTTATTGTTTCGTTGTTTAGAACATCGGTACTGCAACTTCGATAACCGCATTCGTCGCTGTGGCCGCCTCAAGAGCGATTCCAGCCGTTACGAGGTTTGAAGCCGCCGTGGTCACAAGACCAGTAGCATCAAAAAATACCGTGTTACCAACTGCCGCCGTGCCAGACACGGTTGCGAGGTAGGTAGGGTGGAACAACTTAACTGCCACAAAACCGCCAGCCGCAACATCTTCTTGAGTCACGCCGATAGCTTTGGTTGCACCAGTTACCGCTACGTTTACAAAGCCAGCCGTGGTGGTATCGGGCTGGACGAATCGGAACGCCGAAATGGCAGAAGCCGAACCGAACGTGCGAAAATTATTATCAATTTGAGTGGACATTTTCTTTTATCCTTTTGTTAGATTTTCGTAATGCCACGGCTACGAGCCTCGGCATATTCAGTGGGGTTAGATAGCATCACGGCTTGCATAGCCTTGAGCTTTGAAGTTCCGTAATCGCTGTGGGCGGCCACGAGTGCTTCAAAAGTTTTGGGTTCAACCTTTGCAGGGGCTTCAACAACCGGTGAAGCAGAGATGGGTTTAATGCCAAACTCTGTGAGAACTGCCTTCAGTTTCTCGGCCATCTGCGTGTCATCCTTCTTCACCTTATCTTCGGGGGAAGGAACATCGGCAACTGGCGCACCTTCAGCCTTATCTTCAGCTTGGTCTGCGGCTTCGTCTGCGGGTTTC